GGGCCAACTGACACCGCACGATCTGCTGCGTGGTGGTCAGGGTTTGATTCTGCACAGCGTCGTTGTGCAGCTCACCTTCAATCATGTCGCCGCCAAGCCAGACCACGCCCTCGCGGATGGTCATGGTGTTGCGCTGACCGTTGACGATCTTGAGAAAATTACGAAACACCGCATCAAGCCGGTCGTCAAAGATGTCAGGCGAAAATTCGTTGAGTTCGTTGACCGCTGAAGGCTTCACCACCATGCCGCAGTGAATATCGCTAATCATCAGGATCGGTGCCGCTTCCTCCTTCTCTGGATCTTCAGGCAGCTCAATGGTTCCCTGATCAAAGATGTCCCTGATCTCTAGGGCCACCGTCAGCGCATCCTGCACCGTTTCAAGTTTGGCCAGGGCCCGCTCTGCCGATGCCTTGGCGTCACGCGCCTCGGCCCTGAGCCTGCGGGCGTCCAGCTGCAGCGCCAGCAGATCGTCACTGGTGTCGGATCGCCGGCCGGTGGGGCACATGCCCGGCAGGCAGAACGGCCGGCGCTTGCCGCCAACCTGCTGCCATTCGATGGCACTCTCCGGCAGCCAGGCCCGGCAGGCGCTATTTCGGCGGCACTGGAAGGTGCGCTCGTTCGTCATGAGAACAACCAGGCCCAGCCCGATCCGGCCCCTTCTGGCTGCCAGCGGGGATTGAAGTTGCGGTAGCTGTAGCGCAGGCCCTTGCCGCTGCTGCCGCCCGTGCGCGCCCAGGTGCCGTTGACCAGGTCGAGCTCCCCGTAGGGGTCGTTCACCACAAAGTTGCGAGCGTCGAAGCCGTAGGCCACGATCCAGTGGCCACCGCCGCCCGGGGCGTTCACGCTCCCTTTGTGCAGGATCCCCATGCACACCGGCAGGCCGGCCTTGATCTCGCCCTGGGCTTGGGATGCTGAGCAGTTGATGACAAACCTGGCCCGCACGCCGAGCGCTTTCAGTGCCAGCTGGTGGGAGACCTGGCTGGTTGTGTCGCCGTAGCGGCGTACCACGGTTCGATATTCGTCATCGGATGTGATGCCACCGGCTCCCAGGTAGGCCAGGGCCATCGCAATCGCTGAGGTCTGGCATTCCCTGTATCCCGTTCCGCCCTGGTTGTCGAGCTGGCTGAAGTAGGGGAAGGCCGTGAGCGGATTCGTGGGCCTGGCCGCTGGCGGTGGCGCTGCCGGGCTTCCCGTGGCCCGCCAGTCAGCCGTGAACGCTTGGCGCTGCTCAGGCGAGAGAGCCTGATCCAGAGCGGAAAACGCGGCCAGCTGGTGCGGGAGCAACGTGCCGGCCTTGGCGATCTCCTGAGCAGCGGAGCGAACAGAGGCGGTGGTGGGGGTCATGGTGATCAGGCAACGGTGAGCAGGTTCACGGCCACGTCGAACAGGCCACCGCTGGCCGGGGTCTCTTCTGGGGGGCCGCTGTAGCGCCACAGAAACCCAGCCGGCACCACATCGGTCTGGCTGGTGTGGGTGCGCCAGAGATGCACCGGAATCGTGAACGGCCTGGCCGTGCCCTGGCCATCCCAGTGGGCGGAAATCAGTCGGGCATTGGTGAGGTTCAGCCTGCGGAACACCAGCGCCAGCGGCACCCCTGATGACACCGAGCTGTGCAGGAACCGGGTCTCGTCGCCGTTGCTGAAGGCAGACGCCGAGATCGGATGCGCCCCCAGGTCGTACGACCGCTCCAGCGGTTCGATGGAGGGGAAAGCAGCCATTAGGCCGGGGCCGGCAACGGAATCTGCCAGGTGCTGGCGTTCCACGTCATGGTGGTGGAGCTGCTGATCAGGTCGGTGCCGTTGTCCACGCAGCAAACCAGATTGTCGTTGGCCGCCGTGCCGGTGGTGCGATACACGATCAACTTGCGCGCCGTGATCGTGCTGCTGGCCCAGGTGGCCGTGGGGATCGTGAGCGTGAGGATGTGGGTGGTGGTGTTGAGGCTGGCTGTCAGGCTGAGCGCCACGCCGCCAGCGGTGTAGCCGGTGCCACTGACTTCAGACGTTATCGAGCTGCGTTTGCTGTGTGCCCCGCGGTCTTCGGTGTAGCCGCTCGTCACCAGCATCCCCTTGTAGCTGCTGGCCGTGGTGCAGGTGCCGGCAAAAACGTCGGCAATGAAGCTGTCGTAGATGACGGATGCCATGGAAATCCCAGTCCTGAGCTCAGGCTAGGGATCTTCATTCAACGGCTATCAAGCCACATAGCTATCGGCAAACAGCGTCCAGCTTGTGCCGTCTGCGTTGCCTTCAAAGACCCAGCTCTGATTGGCGCCAAGCGTGGTCGCCGATGCGTAGGCGGTGCTGGCCGTTGCAACCATGAACGGCTGGGAAGATCCGGGACTGGAATAATTACCTGTCCTAACTTCAATAGCTTGCCGCCCGTTGTTTAATTTCCAGAAGGTAACCTCCACGATTCTGGGCGATGCTCCCGGTGTGGCGCCTCCGTTTGCCGAGTTACCTTCCCACCTGAACCTGGCGTAACCGCTATCGGTTTGCGTATAGAGACGCTGCCATGACCTATCGCCAGAGCCAAACATTATTTTTGGAAGTGCTGGGCTGTTTGCGCTAATGGGGGCGTAAATACTTGAACCCGATCCGAAAGTTGCGTACCCGTTAGACCCTGGGTAGCAGGCTGTATAGCCAGTGCCGTCCAGGTAGAAAGTAAATGGCCAGCTGTCAAACAATACGTTTGCATCGTCTGCGTTTGCATTGACCACCCTGCTCCATCCAGTGAAGTCAGTGGCGGGGCCGGCTCCCAGCAAAGGGGCCTGAACGCCAGGCAGCGCGTAAGTCAGCGGACGCAAAGTTGTTGCCGTTGTAATCCATGGAACTCCATTTGATCCGACCCCGTTAAACCTGCTTCTGATTTCTAGCGTCGTTGATCCGGTGACCCATGCGGCCGGCGTCCCGTAAACAGCTCCCCCACCCCTGGCTCCTGGGGTCAGCGTTGTTGCCAAGGTGCGCCACGCTTCCGCCATCGCAACCACCAGCCCGCGTGGTTCGGCCTTGAACTCGCAAACCACCGTGAACACGTCGGCGTGCTCATCAACCACCTGGGGGCGGCTGGTGTAAAGCCAGGCGTAGCCGGCTGGGGTGAGGTCAGCGGCCAGGGTGGTGGGGTCAAACCCGAACGAATCGAAGCCGCTCCGCTGGCCGCGGTAGTGGTTCAGGATTGCCAGGAAATTGGCTTCGGTGACGTTGGTGAACGTGAGCTGCAGCCGCCGGCCGATCTGCGCCGAGCCCTGGCGGATGCGCGACTCAGCGCCGCTGAGGCTGCTGATCGTTGCGACAGGCCATGCGCCCGGGGTGATCGGCGCGGCTGATGGAGTCAGGGTGGGGAAGGTGGCCATCAGGCTGGAATTGTGAGCACTGTGCCCGGCACAAGGCCCCAGTTGTCTAGGCCCATTAGCCAAGTGTTGGCGTTTTTGATGTCGTTAGCTCTGCCGGTTGTGCCGTACATCTTCTGCGAAATGCTGGCCATGCTGTCGCCCTCCCTGACTGTATAGAGCCTTGCGTTTACCAAGGCAGCGGAGCCACCTGCAACAGTTTTGCATACATAGGAATTAATTTGCACTTTGTATTTGAAGCTGTTTACTTCGTTGATTGTTCTGGATTGTTGTCCCGCGGTTGGGTCCGTCCAGGTCGCTAAGTATTCCGTCCATTCGGCAATTATCAGCATTCCATCGGAGGGGAAGCGAACTTTACGTACGTAGGTTATGACTGGGAACGCGGTCGAAGTAAAAGAGACATTAATGGGACTATCATTGTTAAAAAGGTCAATATATGGGTAGCTAATGGTGCCACTCATCTGGCTATAGCCATAAGGGCACCTGTCGTCTCCACCCAGCGCATTGATGCCGGTGCTTGGCGCAGTCGGCCCGCCGGTGTTGGCAAACTTCTTGGCGCCACCACTGGCTGGCCCTGGCGGGGAATCGCTATGAGCACCGGCTCCTGAGAACAGGTCGATGAACGCCCCCGTCGCCGCCCAGTAGGTGATGGAGCTTCCGCCGCCAGTGCCCTGCGGATTGATCGGCGTGCCGCTGGTGGTCTTGGCTGGCACGGTGGTGGAGCTCGATGCCCCGGCCAGGTCGCAGCTGCCGCCGGTGCGGTTGCTGGTGAGGATGGCGCCGGGGGCTGTGGCGTTGGCCACCGCCAGGGCGATCAGGCTTTGGCCTTCGCTGTTCACGGGGAAATGAGAGAGCTGCAGGGTCTCTTCCCCTGTGAGCGCATGGGAGATGGACTCCACCACATAGAAGCGATTGATCACCGATGCCGGCTCGCGGCTGGTTTCCACCTGCAGGTAGACCATCACCACATCGCCCTCGGCGATCGTGCCGGTCTGGTTGCCGGGCTTCAGGCGAACCGTGGCGGTGTGGGTGCTCAGGGTGCGCCGGGCATAGAGATAGGCGCCCACCTTGGCCGCGTGGTTCTCGGTGGTGGCGAACTGGCTAAGGTCGTGCTGCTCCACCGGACCGCTGGCGTTCGGGTCGCCCACGGCCAAGGTGCGCACGATTGGCACGTCGGTGTCGTCGTGCTGCTGTCTCCAGATCATCGCCATCGCCACCGGCCGGCGGCTGGCAGCATCGCTGTATTCGATCTGATAGCTATCGGGAACGATGGCAGCTTCGGTAAGCACCCATTCCGGCTCGATTGCTCCGGTGTTGATGGTGCCGTTGCTGTTCACCGGCAGCAGGGGCCGCAGGCCGAACTTGCCGCCCACCTTCGTTTCGCGCAGCAGGAAATCCGGCAGGATCCGAATCAGCCAGTCGCCCAGGTTTGCCGAGGCTCCAAACTCACCATTGCACCACAACCCCACGGCTTCGGTGAAGGTGGCGGAAGCGGTCAGGCTGGTTAGGTCGATCATTCCATCGGGCACCCGGCCCGAGCGCTGCAGCGCCCAGAGCACCAGGTCAGCGATGTTGTCGCTGCTGTCCACGGTGGAATCAAGCAGCCGGCCGCGCTCCACGATCGTGCCGCCGCGCAGGAAGATGTTCCAGCTGGTGCGCCAGTCGTCCGATCCGCCGGTGAAGGTGGCGCCAGCCTCGAAGGTGGAGAGGCCCTGGTAATTGCCGCCGCCGCCGGTGTAGTTCGAAAAGGTCGGCGTGGTATAACCGGCCTGGGCAGTGGCGAAGTTGCCAGGGGTCCAGGATCCGGCGCGCTGGTTGTAGTTCTGGGAGAAATCGCCGATCCGGCATTCGCCCAGCCGCACATCGCGCCGTTGAATATCTGGCAACCGGCCATCGGCCAGCACCATGTGGTAGCGGCTGGTGACCGTGGTGGAGCTGTTCTCAAAGCGCGCTTCGGTGGCTTTGGGGAAGACCAGCACCCCGCCAACCGTGCCGCGCCTGCGGCCCCAGATCACCGGGATCGGTTCACCCACCACCATCGCTGCCTGGGGCACATTCAGCGGCGAGTTGCCGGCGGCGGCGGCGGCATTGGCTGGCGGGGGCAGCTTGCCGCTGCTGGCGGCTGCGGCGCCATTGATCTGGGGAACCCTGCGGGTCAGTGCAGGCCCGGCCTGCTTGGCCCTGGGATCCCACGGCTTGGATGCGTCTGGGTAGCGCATCACGCTGGCGTCGGGATATTTCATAACCGGCAGGGCACCCCGATCAGTGGCGTGATAGCTGTGCGCGGCGGGAACTGCGCACCCACCGGCGACAGCGCGGAGCCGAGCCGCCAGGTCATGGTGGTGAGGCCTGCGCTGGCCCCGATCACCTCACCCACGCAGCTGGCTGCCAGGGTGTAGGTGGCTGGTGGTGCGGTGGAGCTGGCTGCTTCTTCATCGAACTGAATCACCCGCAGCGTGATCACCCACGGGCCTGCCAGGGCCGTCTCCGTCATGGCCAGCACCGATGGCACCGCCGGGAGGGTGAGGGCGGCCTGCTCGCCCGTGGCCTGGCCGCTGGT